GTTCTTCCTTACACAATGTCTAACAGGCGATCCCACAGACGGATACCAAGGTCTCAAAGGCTTCGGACCAAAGACAGCAGAGAAGCTGTTAGGGGCAAGACCTGATTGGTCAATCGTTGAGAAAGCCTACATCAAGGCTGGCTTCACGAAACAAGACGCCCTCACCCAAGCACGATTAGCTCGAATACTCCGCTGGTGTGACTGGGATTACGAGAACAAAAAGCCAATACTCTATGGGAGCAAAGAGCATGCCCAAAAGACACGACCAGTACATGAAGGAAAAGCTCAAGGAGCTACAGCCGCCTGACATAATAAAACAACCAGAGCATTACGCTCAACACCCAATACAGCCCGTGGACTTCGTAATGTCTAACGGGCTTTCTTTTTGGGCAGGGAACGTCATCAAGTACATCTGCCGCGCAGGGAACAAGCTCTACGATAAGCAAGACCCTGTTCAATCCGAAATCACCGACATCAAAAAGGCGATCCGCTACTGCGAGATGCGTCTAAACCAGCTTGAAGGGAGAACTCCAAGTGCTGAATAACTATTTACCAACAGACTACCAGACATTCATTGCAACCAGCCGATACGCACGGTGGATCGAGGACAAGGGACGCAGAGAGACATGGGTTGAAACAGTGCAGAGGTACACTGACTATCTCCATTCAAAAGGCATCAACCTGACTGGACAGGACTGGGATGACATTGAGGGTGCTATCCTCGAACTAGAAGTCATGCCGAGCATGAGAGCACTCATGACTGCTGGTGTCGCTGCTGACCGTGATAACACCTGCATCTACAACTGTTCTTATGTTGCTGTCGATGATCCTCGCGCTTTCGATGAAGCCATGTTCATCTTGCTTTGTGGTACTGGTGTAGGCTTCTCAGTAGAGCGTCAGTCAATCAGCTTGCTGCCTGAGATACCAAACACCCTTGGTCAGTCTGAGGATGTCATTGCCGTACAAGACAGCAAAGAAGGCTGGGCTAAAGCTCTCAGGAAGCTCATCAGTCTCCTCTACACTGGTGACATACCCAAGTGGGATTTAGACAAGATCAGACCTGCTGGTAGCCGCCTCAAGACATTCGGTGGTAGAGCCAGTGGACCAGAGCCATTGAACGACCTGTTTAACTTCGTTGTAGCCAAGTTCAAAGGTGCTATGGGTCGCAAGCTAAACAGCATCGAGTGCCACGACATCATGTGTAAGATCGGTGAAGTCGTTGTTGTCGGTGGTGTCAGACGATCAGCCATGATCAGCCTCTCTAACCTCAGTGACACACGCATGTCACATGCTAAGTCAGGGAGCTGGTGGGAGAACGAACCACAGAGAGCCTTGGCTAACAACTCAGCTTGCTACTCAGAGAAGCCTGACAGCGAGACCTTCTTGCGCGAATGGCTGGCTCTAGTGGAGTCCAAGTCTGGTGAGCGTGGTATCTTCAGCCGTGTTGCAGCCGAAGCTCATGTAGCGAAGAACGGCAGACGCGAGACAGGTTATGCGTGGGGAACTAACCCATGCAGTGAGATCATCTTGCGGAGCAACCAGTTCTGTAATCTTACAGAGGTAGTCGTGAGAGAGACAGACGATCTTCAGTCACTCAAACGTAAGGTCAGACTGGCAACTATCCTTGGTACTGCACAGGCTACCTTCACACATATGCCGTACCTCAGACCTATCTGGACTAAGAACACAGAAGAAGAGCGTCTTCTGGGTGTGTCTCTGACAGGCATCATGGATCATCCCGTACTTGGTAAGAACGTAGACAGTCCTAAGTGGCTTGCTGAGATGAAGCAGGTAGCTATCGACACCAACGCTGAGTATGCCGAGCGTCTTGGTATCGAAGTGTCTGCTGCCATCACCTGTGTCAAACCTTCTGGTACAGTCAGTCAATTAGTTGACAGTGCCAGCGGCATCCATGCACGACACTCTGACCATTACATCAGAACAGTCCGAGGTGATAACAAAGACCCTCTGACACAGTTCTTAAAGGATGCAGGGATACCAGCCGAAGCTGACGTTATGAAGCCTGACGCTACCACAGTGTTTAGCTTTCCTACTAAGTCACCTTCGAGCGCAGTGACCCGCAACGCCATGACTGCCATCCAGCAGCTTGAGTTGTGGAAGACCTACGCTGAAGTCTGGTGTGAACATAAGCCTTCTGTGACTGTCACAGTCAGGGATCATGAGTGGATGGAAGTGGGTGCATGGGTCTACAAGCACTTTGACCTTTGCAGCGGCATTAGCTTCTTGCCTCACTCAGATCATACTTACGCACAAGCTCCTTATCAGGAGTGTACCGCTGCTGAGTACGCTGAGATGAAGCAAAAGATGCCCACATCAATCGACTGGTCAGCTCTGTCTCTTTATGAGAAGGAAGACCACACTAGCGGCAGTCAGACCTTGGCATGTACCTCTGGTGCGTGTGAGATCGTGGATATTGCGTCATGAGTGTTCCAACCTTTGAAGAGATCAAACAAGCTCTGAAGATACCTGAGTTCAAGGAAGATAAGTGGGGTCGGCGTGTCTATAACCCGACTGACAACTTACCTCGCGCTGTCTCCAAACCACTCGCAGGTGTTCGGTTCCGTCTTCATTCAAAAGGCAAGTGGGATGGCTGATGCAATCAAATGTGAGGAGTGTGAACAGAACATCGCCTTTTACCATACTGGTGGTGTTTACACATGCGCTCCCTGTGAGCTGAAGAAACTAGGAATACGGCCTACCTATGTTCCTTACAAGAAAAGACCTTACGAAAGGCGCAAGCCCAAGTAAGGCAAAAAACACCGATACCATTTGTTCTCCCTTGGGGTATCGGTGTTTTTTCTTATGCACAACTTCGGATGTTATCTGAGATGGTTTGTGCTCTTTGGCCTACCTGTCTGGCGTACCTTGAGTCTAGTAATTCATCGGCAGCTATAGCCCATTGCTGGCTGTTCAGAGCCGCTACAGTGGCCTTAAACTTCATGAGTGTCGGAGTACCCATGTTAAACGCAAGATCGACCAATGACTCTTGGACTATCTCAGGCATGTCAGAGAAGTTTGGGAAGAGCTTTAGCAGCTCACCGTGAACGATGTTTATGTCCTCATCGAGCATCTGCATGGCGGTCTCTTCGGAGATACCTCGGTCATCTAAGTTACGACCTACGCCTATCGTGAGCTTGTCACTTGTGCAGCGGTAAGGTGTTAGCTTCAGACCCTCATGCAAGATTAGCTGCTCACGCATACGCTTCATGTTAATCATTTGGTAATCCCCTTAACCTTTTCCACAGTCCTCAGACCGCCCAATCCAAGCATCCCCATTAACACTGTCATGAGACTATCCATGTCAAACACAGGTAGCTCTGGGATACTGACACCTGCATACGAACATACGAACATGGTTACTGGGGCTAGGACGAAGTGCCATGCCATTGCAAACGAAAGGCACCAGCCAAGAAAGGGTCTCCAACCCGCCACAAAGACTGACCTGTGAGATGCCTCGGCCTTTAGTATTTCTATTTGACCCATGTTTGCTTCATGAGCCTGTTTGGTAGCTAAAGTAGCTATCTCATGGGCGATAGCGTTCTTCTGGTCTTTGTCTTCAATGAACTTGTCCAGTAGTCCCGTTACGGGGCCGATCAGTGCTTGCAGCATCTTGCTTTTCCTTATTCTCTTTAGCTTGTTCTTTAGTAGTCCTGTTGTGCATGTCCCACATGATCACTACTTGTCTCCCTTGTGTTCATGTCCCATCCAGATGCCAAAGACACCTGTCATAACTCCCATGACGACAGACACAAATGCAGACTGTGCAGCCGTTGGAGAGTCCAGTTCCATGAACCACTCAGCGCAACGCCAAGACATAACTGTACTGGCAAGCATCATGAACCTCGGCAGTATCTTCCAAGCTAGGAACTGTTCGACTGAGATCATGTCAGTGTCCCCTTCTTCAGCGGTATGCACTTGTATGACATAGCCTTAAAGTTAGGCATGTACCGATTAAGGTCCATTGCCATTTCCATTGCTCTGGCTACACAGGCTTTCTCTGTTAGGATCGGATGGCGAGTGTTCTCCATCTCTAAACAGTTCGCAGGGTCTATGATTGAGCAGACAAGGACTAGAGTCTTAAACATTACTAGCCTCCTTTAAGATGTATATGAATAGACCCAGAGCAAAGACACCAAGCCCGATACAAGCTGCCCAGTAGATTATTAGAAGGATGTTATCTTGGCGTTTCATGGCGAGACGCTTGGCTTCCGCTGCTGCTTCGGCTCTTTGTCGCCTGGCTTCGGCGCAGAACTTTACATAATCAGGGTACATATTCGCCCTGCCGTACAACTGCATCATGCTTCTGAGTTCGTCTTCTTTGCGTTTGAGTTCGTCTAGTGCAAGGAACTCATCTAAGTCAGACTTGGAGCCATCAAGGTTTGACCCTTGCTTCTGGGCTTTCTTTTGGACAGCATCTTTGTTGAGAGTAAAGTCAGAGATGGCCTTACCAGCTTTGGCAAGGTCTGAACCATTCTCGACACATTTCTTTATGATTGCAAAAGCTGCATTAGCTGCCGCTAGTTCTGCCAGCATTGTGAGCGTTCTCCACTAAGGGTTACGCTCTCCTTCCTGTGTCCTTGATTTGTTCAATTGTTCTTGCACAGCCTATGCAGTATCGGCCTTTTGGGTCTAACTTACAGACACCAATGCAGGGGCTTTTCATAGCTTCATCAACAAAGAACCAGCGAGACCAACGATAACCACCGTTGACCCCATGACCATAGCCTCAAGACGCCAGAGACGCTTGTCTAAGCCGGTCAGTTTGTCTTCTACGGATTGATACCTCACGGCACATTCTTTTTCGTGTGCTTCGAGTTCGAGGGCAACACGCAACTCTGGGGTGACTGATTGCTCTAGGTTCATTCAACAGTCTCCAATGCGGCAATGCGGGCTTCTAACTGTTCAATCTTTTCAACCGCCTCGATTAGTGCCTTTGTGAGAATAGGCACCAACTTACTCTGGTCAACGCCTTGGAAATCAGGCACTGACCGTGTACCCATAACCGCCTCAGTTGTCTCACGCCATTGCTGGCCTTCTGCTAGTTCATCTGGACGCTCAACGTCTGCGCTATGGACAACCTCATCAATAGCCGCTGTTAGTTCAACACCATCTTCGTCATAGGTTGCTTCAACGGCTGGTGTGTAGATATCACCTGTGGCTGCGCTGACCTCGTATTCCTCATCACGCATCGCATCTTTAGTGCCGCTGACAGATTGAGGGCTAACTTCTTGCAGCTCGTGGGCTAAGAAACCATCCCTTGTTTCATCTGGGGTGCTTATAAAGTTAAACTGTGCTGGTTTTAATTGCTTGAGGCGTGTTATTGCATCCCAATCATATGTCACATTTTCTTTAAGTCGGTAATCTGAGGTTTCGTTATACGAAGTTGCTGTGGTGCTAACAATAATACCACCAACGAGCGTTCCAGAGTTATTTTGGAAAACGTTATGATATTGTGCGCTTGTGTTAAAAGAGCGAGTGTTGATAATCCTGTTTGTATCGGCTGGCACAATATTAAGCATTGCCGAACTAACGGCTGACGATGTACCAACGCATAATTTACCCGCTGTAGTCAGGTGCATACGCTCTGTAAGACTTGCTGTTGCTCCTGCTGTTCCTGTTGGCGCAGTATAAAATGAAAAGCTGCCACCAGCATGAGCGTTAACAGAAAGCAATGCCCCGCCTGAACTTGCTATATATTTGAGGTTATCTGAAGCATCATAATTAAGATTATTTGCTATATAATATGGATAGGGATAATAAGACGTTCCAGCTATCAAAGAGGCAGTTGTACTTAATCGCAATGTAGTTTTTTGTACATAGGTAGTTTCTGGAACTGCGCCAATCCCCACGTTGCCGCTGGGGTCTACGGTTAACCTAACTGTGTTTGATGTACCTAATGTAATCGGATGTCCACCAATAGTAAGAATGTTTAGTGAACTTGCCCCACCATAACTTGA